CCCGAATTTGTTACAGCTAAATGACAATTGCTTGTCAAGTGGTCTATTTTGACCTGATTATTTTTAAGTATATCAACGGGGAAAGTTTGTACCTCACCCCAAAACCAATTCTATAGTAGATTGGCTGAAATGCAATTAAAAGTCTGCGTCAAAGCTGCCAGCTTGCTGACGAGCCGCGATATCACTTTTAATCAGTTCGTGGTATCCACCAATACGTTCATTGTCCACAAAAATCTGTGGTACTGATCGAACACCTGATCCACACTTGGCGTAAAACGCCTTACGTGCTTCTTCATCATCAAGATTGATTTCGTTATATGTGATGCCATGCTTCTTCAGGTAACTTTTGGCCTGAGTACAAAACGGGCAAATCGTTTTGCTAAAAACGGTTACTTCCATGATAATCTCCTTATTTGAACCCACCGCCGGTAAGCGTCGTTGGTAGTGAGATTGTTGATAGTCGCTTTATTTCAGCAAGCAACTCATCAAATTGAGCACGTAACTGTTGATTCGATATCGAGGTTACGTGGGTTATTGCTAATAACAATTGTTGAGCTTCAGCAATACTCAGTCTCACTTCCTTACCACCAGAAGCTTGGGCGTGGGCTATTCGTTGTATGATAGTTTGTAAAACTGTCAGATCCATATTTACACTATCAGATTTGGCGATTAAGTGTAGACATGTTGTTCATCATCTCTAAGCGAGTCTTGAATGGACCAGCACTTTGATATTGCTCAACAGTCTTTAACAGAGGACAGAAGCTAGGCACCCAACGTTTGCTGAACTTGATTGTCCAAAATCCAGCCACGTGTTGTACTTGCTTGCCTCTAACATAAACGGGACGATCACCACCTTCCATTACGGCCACATTGGTATGCTTCATTGGGAATCCTTCGATATGATCAACAATATCGCCATCTTCCTTAGCTTCACTAATGTGCTCTTTTACCTTACCACCAAGGAATTCCTTGATGTCTGCCATCTTATCGAACGTTGTTTTTGCATCTGGGGTCATGTACACAAAATTGTTATCACCCTTATAGATGAAACCAACCGGTGTGCCGTTAGCATTTGCCACCCAACTATTGGCGGTAATCTTATGCAGATTAATTGACATTTTTGTTCTCTTTGATCAAATTCTCACTTAATTTCTGTCTGAAGTATTCGATATCTGCAAAAGCCTTATCGTTTTCTTTCTTGATGTGAGCAACTGTGGCACGAACTGCCTCAGGGTCTGATAGGTTTGAATTGTCAAAGCGGCGATCTTCACGATCAACTGCATACAATAAATTATCGGTAATAAATGCTGGAATTGTATCTGGAGCTTCAACTCCTTCTGCCATTTCAACTTCAGCCATAACCAAGTACAAATTGTTATTGTACTCATCATGGAAGAAGTCAACTTCCCAATTCAAGTAACCATCAGGTACCGTGATTCGAGTCTTGACAATAGTATTGCGTGCTACGGTAATCAATCGATTGTAATCAGCTTGGGACAAATCTGTTTCAATTTCAACCAAATCAGCACCAACACGAATCTTGTAAGTAAACTTTAGATTAGCGTCAGGGTATACCAGTTCACCAGTATCAGGATCTGGATATGGAAACTCATACTTGTTCACGATACTGCGAATACGGGCACCACCTAGAAGATATCCTTGCGTGATCTTATCAACTGTAGTTGTTCCCAACAATTCAAGATCAAGCATGAAGCCTACTTCGTTCTTTGGAAGCAGCACGTATTTTAATTCGTTTTCGATTGCCATGTTATCTCGCGTAAGGGGCGTTCAAATATTCAGCATGGTCTGCCGACTCTTTACTCAGATTGATCAGACCATTGCGCTCACAGAACCGCAGGAAGTGAATACCAACACCCTGCTTACGCGCCTTCTGTACTTCTTCAACGATCAACTCATCCATTAGACCCTTGATCTCATGTGGTTGTTCGGTCAAATCAATCAATGACTTGTTGAAGTGGTATGCGTCAAGTACACGAACAGTCTTTTCGTTACCGTCATCATCCTCGTCACGCCATTCTTGAAGCATTAAGTTATTCCAGTTATAGCCAAGATCATTACGATCTTCCCAAGCTGCTTCTAGCTTGGTTGCTCGTACTTTTGGATATGCTGAGAAAATTGAATCTCCAGAATCACCACGAATACACTTCAGGAATAGAGCCTTTTTCCACCATTCTGATGGAGCCGAGAATGGATCATTACGCTTTAGTGGCTTACCAATACGCAGCTTGCCATCATTCTTGAGTCCGAACTCAAGTGCTTGACCAGCCTTATCGTAAAGGCCTTCAGTAGTGATCAAAACTTCACGAACACCGTCATAGATCTTGACGTTAGGTGCCAACATCTGGATAAAGTCAGTATCGCCACTAACCAACAAATGCTCGTCGTCTGGGTGAATTTGAATAAATCGAGCAACCCAATCATCGCCCTCAATACCATCACTTTGCAGTACAGTGGTATTGGTGCGTTCGGTAAGGAACTTAATCAATTCTTCAAATGTGTCCTTGAATACTTGATCTTCTTCGGCATCTGCTGGTTTAAGACTGGCAAGTGCTCGTTGTGCTTTTCGTGCTGATTTGTATTTGGGATAAACTTCATAGCGCCAGCTATGACCTTCAAGACAGAAGACGACGTGATCTGCCTTATAATCACGCCACAATTTTCGAATTGAGCGGAACACTGCGTGAAGTGCCAGACCTGCTTTAGAGTATGCATCACCTTGAACTGCATGACGGCATCGATAAAACAAATTGGCGGTGTCAACTATCACATATTTTGTCATATTTTTGTTATTATTGGTTTTATACTATTGTAGTTTTTTAAGATATTTGATGCAATAAACTTTATGACTGCCAATCAGGAGTATTGAATGAACAGATATAGCATTTATAAATTCACCAACGAAAACAATGGAAAAGTTTATATTGGTAAAACAATACATTCACCAGAGAAGAGGAAATTACAACATTTCAAAGATGCCAAAATTGGTGCACATACGTTGTTTCATAGAGCAATCAGAAAACACGGCCAAAGCGTTTTCTCCTTTGAAGTAATTTTCAATACTTTCGACGCCACTGATTTGAATTTTTATGAAACTCAATTCATAAAAGAATATGATTGTTGTTCTTTGGATGGCCACCTTAAAGGATACAATATGACTCGAGGTGGCGACGGTATAAGTTCAGAACAATTGCGTCTTCGCAATTTAGCAAAGATGAAAGATGGTTCACACAATTTTGCAAACGGTGGTTTGGCAAAGCTTAATCAACAACGTATTAATGATGGTTCGCATCATTTTCTTGGTGAAGTGGGTTCAAATCTTCAATTATCTCGTATGACTAATGGTACACATAATTGGGCAAACGGCAATCTTTCCAAACTGCAACGAGATCGTGTAGCTAATGGCACCCACAATTTATTAAAAGGTAGTGTTGAGGTTGAACGACGTAAACAAGAAGGTGTTTATGCGTATGTTGGTCAACAGACATCTAAGGCAATACGTGAATTATTGCATAATGGAACTTCACATCTAATTCAAACAACCGAATGCCCACATTGTGGCAAACAAGGCAAAGGACCTATGATGAAACGTTGGCATTTCACTAATTGTAAATTTAAGGAAGTTTGAATTTCTTGATTTCCAAATATTCACTATGTGTTAGTTTGAAATGAGTTGCTTCGACAAGCGTGTCGAATTCAAAACACAAATGATGTTCACCATTTTCAAAATTATGAACATTCCATGGAGGGAGATCTTTTGGATCAAGAGAACACCCTTGTGGTGGTCTTATTGATAATGTACTGAAATCCGGCATTCTAGTTTCAGGGTCGTGATGATACGCATGCCAATATGATGGAATTCTAATCAATTCGGCCATGACGTATCTACGATAATATATTTTGACATTGTTTTTGTTCTTATTGTTATCGGGCGTTCTAGTAATACTAGCTCACCATAAATCTATTTTAACTGGTAGTTGCCAAACCAGCAAAATAGAAAAAGGGGCATTGCGCCCCTTTCTTAGAAATACTTTAGCTTGAAATGTAGTGCGTCAATCTCAGATTCAAACAAGAAATAGCATATCAAACATTCTTCGTCGTCAATGACTTCTTCAAAGAATTCATGGTTTGGTAGTTGCTTTCTGGTTAAGCCCGTTCCCTTTGGTGCTTTGATTCTGATATACGAGTCATCATCATTCACTTCTTCATACCATTCATATGGTATGGGCACTTTAATCAAATTTTTCGGCATGATTTACAGGTACTTCAACTTGAAATGCAGTGCTTCTAACTCATCTTTAAATAAAAACAAAGCTACAAATTGATATGGTTTAACGATGGCCCAGGTGGGCATATGATGCCAATCAAAATCACAGCCTTCTGGTGGAAGAACTGTCTTGGCAATCATTTCAAATGTTTGCGGGCAAACGTAAACTGGTAGCCAACTTTTGGGTACTTCTACCTTAATGCGTCCTTCTGGCATTGTACTCAAATAACCGTTCACATTGACTTGCATTAGCTGTAGTCTGATCGACCATTCTCTTGACGTACTTGATTGATAACTCGCCCAGAGTTGAATGGTACGCTATCAGCTTGCATATTTTCGTGAATAACAGAACGACACAGAGCTTCAAACCATTGTTTAACAATATCGTCTTCTGTTACACCATTATATCCGTGAGATTGCAATAAGGCAATCCATTGATCGTTCCAATCGAACTCAAAGAACAAACCCTCAATACCTTCCTTAGGATCAAATTGACTATCCAAAACAGTAATGTACGGTTCTTTCTTGATATTGGCAACTGCCTTCTCATAAACAGTCTTTTCAATCTTACCAACTTCAAAATCAATTTCAAGCTTTCTCAAAGCTAATTCGTCACCATCAAATTGAATCTCTGCAGATGTTATTGCGAATTCATAGTCAGTAACGTTGCCATGCTTGTGATGGACACGGAGCAATTCAGTAGCAAGTGCCTTTGGATCTCCGGCGTATTCAATCTCGACAATACGTTTATCGTATTCAAACTCGTCAGTCTTCTTATGCTTGAAATCAACTCTTGCTTTTGCAGCTGAATGATCTTTGGTACCGACTTCAAAGTCAATGTCAACTATACGACTGTCAAGTTCGTGACCATCAAAGTAGTATTCTGCTTCAGCACGGTCACGAGTCTTACCGCGCATTCCCCATGATCCAGGAAGCCAACCGAATGGAATTATCTTTTTCTTCATTTCTTTTATAATGTGGTGCAGCACTATCTAGCTTGATATCAATAATAGCAAGCGATATACCGCTGATGAGGCAAAACAAAAACAAACCACCAATAATTGCAAGAGCTAACATATCGGTATTCACTAAGTGTTATGATATGGCAATTATACAGTATCACTTCACCAATTCCAAAAAGAATGGCACCCTGAGGTGCCTAGCGAAATCCCGACTTGCTTTTACCACCATCTGATTTTAAATTCAACCGCAGTAGTACTTTCTTCGAGTCTGAAGTTGATGGCATAATACCAATTACCATCTTCATCACTAGTCAAGTAAGATTCGACTCGACGTTCTAATCGTTCGGTTAGCCATTCCTCAACCTCTGGTTTGAGTGACCACTTAACCAGCGCTACTTCAAATCCACCGGGGACGGAGTCGTATGATTTGACCAGCAAGTGTTCTGCAACTTTTATTTCTATCATAGCCAAGTTAATTTAAATTGAAGGGCAGCATTACCTTCTTCAGGAATATCGATGTACCATTTGAAATCATTACTCATCAGTGAAATATTGCAGAAATTGTCGTTGGCCCATTGGCGGAAATTGATATCGACTTCATATGACATTGGCATTCGACCATATCTAGTGTTAAAGTACAGAGCTGGCACCATTGCTTCTTTTGGAATCTCAAATCTAATCATCCCCATTTTAGTTTGAACTCTAGAGCTATGGTATCATCATCGATATACAGACCAAGGTACTGTTGTGGATGGATATAAACACCAGGATTGATACCTTTGGCTATCGCCCATTCTATTACTTCAGGAATGGCAGTATCAACACATATATAACCACCATTAATAAATTTTGTGGGACGGTGCATTGCATGATTACCAAGTTTCATAAATCTAGGTTCTGCCATATTATTTCCATACCAATACATACTCTACAGCAATGGTACTATCTTCAAATTCCAAATGATAATTATATTGCTGAGTTCCTTCATCCTTCATCCATTTTAGCTTCGGTTTCAAATCACGAGCGACCAACCAAGCTTCTTCGGGAATAGACACCATTGGTACCATATGGCCTTTATTGTCAATACCAATGGAATATTTTTTGAGTGGAATAAAATAGGTCAAAAGTCTTCGCTCCAACTGTCAACGGTATCAAGTTCCATCTGGAGTCGCATCTTAACCATAGCCAGATACTTACGAATAGTCGAACGTTCAGTCCAGATAAACTTCTCGTAAGGGGCATAGGCGTTACAGGGACAATCGATCACGTATGGCATCAAGTCGTACAAGCATTTGTAATCAACCCCGTCCACTGAACTATGCTCGACGTATTGATCTGGATATTTAATAATGCTGTCTAGGTAACTTACCCGTTCTTCGTCGGTGAGATACCTAGAATCTGGGGCTACATGAATGCGTCCACACGTACATTCGACCATGGGTGCACCACCGCCACGCAGTACACCAAGGAATTCATTACTTGCTTCTGTTGTTCGTGTTGTATATTTGCTCATAGCCATCTTAGTTTATATTCAATTGCCACTGTTTCATCTTGAAATTCAATCAATGCAAATGGCACGTATTGAAATGTATGGGGATTCATAAACATACGATGTGTAACTCTGGCTTGCGCATCCTTTTCTTTAAGCCACGTGGCCAATTCTGGCTTTAAATAAACGAAGGCAGCTCCAAACTCATCAGCGATCGAAACATGTTCAGATGGGACTTTTAATTTTATAGCCATCTTAATTTGAATTGCAAAGCTGTGTTTTCGTCGTCGAAGTCAACAACCATACCAAGAGTAAAGCCAGTATCATGCATGGTAACATTATATGAAAAAGAATGTACAGTACCTTGACTAATACACCACTCTTCGAGTTCAGATTGTACCCAACATTCATCTACAATATTAACAATATTACTAGTTGGATTAATTTTGGGCCTGCGAATTGTTAACGTGGGTGGAATTAGAAGTCTAATCATAGCCATGTTAACTTAAAATGTAATGCGGCTCGGTCGTCATCAATAACAATGTCAACAATTGTGTGATATGCTCTCTTTTGATAAAAATCTTTACCATCTTTTATTTGATAAATGTAATTGTGCAATGTACACCATTTTGCAATGTTTGGAGCCAATTTAAACTTGTCCGGTGATGGTTTTGATCGATCACCCATCCAAATACGGTTAACATGACTTAACGGCAGTCTAAGAGTTATAGCCATGTCAACTTGAAATGTAAAGCCGTCGTTTCATCTTCTATGAAAACCAGAATATGAGTTCTAGTGACCCAACCTTCGTCAGTACTCATAGCTCTAATGGCATATTTTGTACCTTGTGCTTGTAACCATGATTCGACTTCGGATATCGCCCAATATTCAATTAGTCCTGATGCCTTGGGATCCGGTCGTACATCACAAAGTTCGTTAGGTAACGTGTACATCATAGCCATCTCAATTTGAATTGCAGTGCTTGTATATCATTCGGTATTTTCAAACTGATACGTACTCGATTGAAAAAGCCATCATTAACTGTCTTAATTGCATAGTCATATGTGATATCATTGCTACCCAACCAATCTTCTACATTAGACACAATAAAAACATCGTTCACGGTGCATTGAAATGATTCTTTAATAACGCAGAACTCACGCACCTCGGTTAATTTCGGAGGAAGATCAAAGGTCATAACCAGCTCAACTTGAATTGTAACGCTTGAATATCATTTGGTATTTTCAACATCAGAAACGTTTGACTGAAAAATCCGTCATTAACTGTCTTACGCTCACTGTCATATGTGATATCATTACGTTGCAACCAATCTTCTACATTGGATAAAATGAATAATTCATGCTCTGCATGATGCTGGGCATTATGAATAGCACAAAGTTCACGCACTTCAATTAGTTCCCAAGGAAGATCAAAATTCATAACCAGGTCAGTTTGAATTGAACTGCCACATCGTCATCTTCTATCACAGCTTCCAGATCGATTAGCATATCTGAACCGTTGAAATAGATACGCTCGGCGATGATATATTTTTCATCCAACGACTTGAACCAATCAATTACTTCAATCTTGAAGTCATACCTGGGTATCATTGAAAAGATACCTTGATTTACTGGGTTACGCTTGCATAGAGCCATCGGTATTTTTATGTTCATAGCCAGGTCAGTTTGAACTCCATAGCCAGATTGTCATCAACAAAGGTAATGAATGACTTACGTATAAATCCGCGTTCGTCAGCATACATGCCGGTTTCCACAGACCAGTCTACACCACCAACACCGTGATCATCTAACCAGTTCAACACGTCTTCTTTCAATCGATACACCAGATTGCCTAAAAAGCCAGCATGATCCTTGCCACCATTCGATATATAAATCAATGAATCAGGTATAATAATATGTGCTATATCGGTCATAGGTGTGACAATTTAAATTGTACTGCCATCATGTCGTGTTCAAAGTAAACATACAATTGACTACCAAATATGTTTAGCTTGTAGCTACCATGGCAACATTCTTCCAACCAATCGAACATTTTCTTGGTTGGAATTCGAACATCATAATCGTAATATTTCTGCTGCTGACTCTTTTCCTTAGGAATTTGAAGCTTGACCCAGACACCAAGGTGTTTGTGATATTCGAGCACATCAGGAGGAACTAGAATGGCGGTCGTATTCTTCTTCATAAGTCATAGATCAACTTCATTTGTAGTGCCACATTTTCGTCCTCAATTTCAATACACGGGCCGTACTTAAAATCGAACATGAAAGTGTACTCGCATTGATCCTCAAGCCAAGCTGCCACATCTGGCCTAAGTTTGTATTTTTCTACGTATTGAATCGGTACTGATAGGATTACGCTCATATGCCAAACGTTAATTTAAATTGAACAGCAGTGGCATCGTCCGCCACTCTAACAAAAACAAATCTATGCAAAAATGCCATAGGGTTGTTAAGGATGTTGTCGTAATCGAATATTATGTCAGCATCGTGTTCAGCAACCCAATCCACTATGTCATTGCTTATAATGGGCTCGTACTGAAAAGTAGAAGGTCTACTAAGCGTGATGTATTTTTCTGGGATATTGACAAATATGCTCATGCCGTATGATACACAAGATTGGTTGCCAATTCAAGCGGAAGGGGAGCAATTGCTCCCCTTCGTGTTACATGCTAAATGTTAGCTTAAATTGTAGCGCTAATGCGTCATCCTGTATATGTGCACTGATGGCTTTATTGTCCTGTAGGTGATAAAATATTTTATCGTTTTCATAACCATATTCAGACATCCATCGCAACATCATATGGCCAACTTCAATAATGATACGATTGCAAGCAGATGAACCAGGTGCTGCCTCTTTCCCCGCTATACTGAACACCAATTCATAGCTGAAGTTTATTACGTTCATATACCGTATGTAAGTTTGAATTGCAATGCCAAAGCATCGTTCTCTATTGCAACACTATAGGTCAAACCTTCGCCCATTACGCATTCTATGGTAACCGACATCATCAATTTGTGTTCTATTAACCATTCATCAACGTCAAATCTACCTCTTAGATATTTTGATATAGGTAAATCTACCGCTTCCGAGATTGCATCACCTATTTCAGTAAATTTAGCAACGCTGATATCAATGATATTCATGATTCAAAGGTAAACTTGAAATTTATAGCATGAGCTGCATTATCAAAGTGCATGAACGGTTGGGGCCGGTTATTCCATTTGATGACATCACACGGTAATCCCTGTTCAATTAGCCAGTTCAAAATAGTTGAGTCGATGTGTCGCTGCTCAATAATTAACGGATTTCCTGGTATGTCTGTGGGGAAATACTTAGCGTCATATCCCCACAAACGATTAGGAATAGAGATGATAAA